ATATATAGACTCGACAGGTAAGATCGTAAACGTAGAACTAACCGCAGGTGGCGAAATACCCGTAAGTGCAACAATATCTTCCTCTCCTGAGTACATAAAACTAGCTGGCTCTGACGCTAACGAACGAGACTCTACCTACTATGGAGATGGTATATCTTCAGGGGTAATGGCAGTTCACAACCGATACTTTGATGGCTCTGTATATAACCGTACCCCTGCTTCTAAAGTTCTAGTAGACAAAGCAACTACAAACATTATCTATATAGGCAAAGCACCGATTGGAACAGCTCTTGGTACGGGGGCATGGCAGATTAAAAAAATAGATAAGACTGTAGCAGATAACGTAACAATAACCTATGCAGCTTCAGGGGCTTTTACCGCAACGTGGAATAACCGAGGAAGTGAGACTTACTCATGAAACCCATAAACCGCAGATACCACGACCTAGATGACCCGACTACACAACCGAGCATGACTTGGGATATGAGTAATGGTGATGAGATAGTTGTACCAGACCTCGCAACACTAGGAGAAACGGGCAACGGCAAAGCAGAGCTTACCGCCTTAGCTCAAGCTGTTTGTGACGCATATGAGGAGAGCTTGTAATGGCAGTAATTGTATCCAATGGAGCAACTAACTTATCCACAGCTGGTGGGTTTTATCGGTCTGAGAGTTACAACCTCTCACCATTTAGTACGACTTACTTGTCTCTATCCAGCTCCAGACAAATCAATGTTACTTTTGCTAATGCTGGCAACTGTCAAGGGTTAATTATTTACCTAGCTGCCGCAACACACTGCAACAAAGACGTAACTGTTAAACTCCAAGAGAATACTGGCTCATGGGTAGACCGAGCAAGTGTAACCCTGACCGCTAATCAAATTACTAACAGCGTAGCCAGTAATGCTCAGGCTACCTGGGTAAAGGCTTTTACATTTGCAACTCCTTATGCCGTAGACACCACAGCTAGCAAATGGCGATTCGATATATCACAAGTCTCAGGTACAAATAACTGGTCACTCAGAACTTCAAATGGTACAGCTCCGTCATATATTACTTGGTGCGATAACGCTCTAAGCTACACTACTAACGATGTCATAATTGCCAAAGACAGGATAACCATTGACCAGAACTGCCAATTCAACGGCTTACTTTCAACTGGTGACTCAACTTACTCGGTATGTGCAATAGCCTGTACTGGCTCAACAGGTGACTACAACAACAACGGTATGATTGTCTGGGACAACACGCCAGCAGCCAGCTATACAATGACGATAAACGGCATAATGCTGATGTCGGCACACGCAGGCTTTCATGTTGGTGACTCGGCTAATCGTATACCAACAGCTCAAAAGGCTATAATTCAGGTAATCGCAGCCACTTCAGGTACTAATACGAACTCAGGTATATGGAATGGTGGCTTTGCCAATCATGCAAATGTAATTGGTCGTATGAACATACAGATGTATGGTGAGATACCAACTACACGCTCAACCACGCTCAGTGCAGACGCAGCAGCCTCACAACCAAACATCGTTACTACCGACTCAACAGGCTGGGCGATAGGTGACAAGCTAGCTATTGGCAAGGCAAATGTTGTCGATGGAATCCCAGATACAGCGCCCTATACAATCAATACTATTGCAGGTACTAACATTGGTCTAACTACTAATATCTTGACTAATGCCAGAAAATCTGGTGGTCACGTCTTTAGGCTCAATGGTTATGGTGTGGAGTTTAGGAATACGCACAACGCTGCAATTCTCAACTATTTCAACGGTGGTAATAATGTGGTATTTAGTGGGGTGTGGCTTGATGGTATCACATTCAACACATCTAACGGTACGAGCCAATGGTACGATGATGCTTCCAATATAGGTAATATAACTATTGAAGATTGCAGTGTGAGTAATGGTATTGTTACAGGTGGTGTAGCTCTGATGACGGCAATTAACTTCGCAAACAAGCCGATGTCGGTACAACGATGTCATTGGTTCAAGGCTCAGACGTTTAACACACTTTATGGGCCAACGTCAGCTATTAAGACGTTCACCAATAATATTTGTATTTCGGGTAGCGTAGTTGGTTTAGTGAGGTTACAAAACATGAATATAACTAACAACTACTTTTATAACAATTCAGGTCAGTTTATAGGCAACTCTACTGGGTGGTTCAATTCTACCGTATCTAATAATTACTTCTGGGGTACTAGCTCAGGGGTAATGCGAAATGATGGTGCAATGGTCAATGTAATTTGGAGTGGCAATCAACACGAAAAAGTGCTTCGTTCAATCTGGAATTTCTCAACAATCATCAACTGCCCTATGATAAATGAAACTTATGGTATTGAAGCTGGAAGCTTTGAGATATACCACGCATTCGTAAGCTACTCGCCTTACGCCAACTTTGTGATAGACAACCCAAATATAGGTACTTCAATTACACCGACCCTAAATGATACAAGTGGCGTGGATGGCTCGCAGATACGCTTCCAGAATTATGACCAAACCGCTAACTCTGATTTTACACATATGCCATACGGCAAAATCTACCGTACTGGCACAGGTTTAGCTGACACTACCGTCCGAACGGCTGGGGGCTTTGCGATGAGGTTTGAACCGACTTATTCACCAAACTTAATGCACTGGGAACAGAATGTTCCAACAGGCAATATCCAGAATAAGACCATGACTGTATCACTTTGGGTAAAGATAAACAACGCTGCTTACTACGCTGGCACACACACCAAACCAACCTTAACCGTAGACTACGACAACGGCACTGAGATAAGCTCTGTGGCTACCGCAACGGCTGGCTCATGGCAACAACTGGCGGTGACATTTACCCCAACCACTGGTTATGGACAGATTGAAATGAAAGTCACAGGAGCAACTGACGCTACTGGTACGAACAGATACTTCTACGTCGATGATGTAAACATCGCCTACCCTGCTGGCGTGGCTATTGACCTTGGCAACTTGGACTTGTGGGCAGAGGGATTGCCTGTAGCTCCAGCTATTGCAACTATGCCTAGTCTTGGTGGTGTATGGGACGAGCCACTATCTGCTCATACGATTGCTGGTAGTGCTGGCAAGATATTGAAAGACGGTGCAGATAACGCAGAGGCAGCAGCCTATGATATGTATAAATAACGTGATACAATAACCCGATTACTGCACTAGATATTTGGTTTGAAGGCCAACCGTTAGCATTTCAGCTTGCACCACAAACACTTGGTGACGCAGCTCTTATCGCTTCAACTGTATGGGGCGATACAGCTACTTATAGTTCTGGTACTAAAGGTGGCGATCTTAAAGAAACAAAAGATAACGCAGAACTTGGAGCGATCACATAAAAAATATTGTGTTCAAAAAAATGCAAAACAAGACTGTTAGCGTTCACGCACTATAATCAAGATATATGTCTGGAAGGAATATTTAGATGCAGACTCAAATCGAACAACGTATTGATTTAACTACCCCATTTACTGTCAAAGCGTCCAAAAATTTGCCTTATGGGCATGTTGAGGTTGTGGTTTCTAATAGTGCTACTGATCGTCATGGTGAATCTATTGAGATGACTGGTATCGATATTAAACAGATTCAACGTAATCCCGTTGTGTTATGGGCGCATGATTACCAGTCTTTACCTATTGGTAAGATATTGAAGCTATGGAAATCGAATGGCGATCTTATGGCTCGTATCGAATTTATGTACGATATTGTCGATTTTGCTGACACAGTATATAAGCTCATTATGGCTGGCACTTTGAACGCTGTTTCTATTGGCGGTATCGTCAAAGAATATGGTGTACAAAATGGGGTTACTGATTATTCTAAGATAGCGAAACTTGAGATGGTTGAACTTTCTGTTGTCCCTGTTGGCGCTCATCCTGACGCTCTTGTGACTTCTAAGGCGTTAGAGAACGTGAATGTCAGTAAAGATATTTTTGAATCTCAATATGCAGATTTTGTTAAGTCTGCTACTATTTCTCCACAGGTAGACGATCTGATCGAAAGACATATCGAAACCTCTAAAGCGTTACTGAAGGCATTAGAACTCGTCAAAAACGACTCTATGGATTCCGAAGGTGAAACTGCGACAAGAATAATCCGAAGAAAGACATTGGTTCTTTCGAATAGTCGGAATCTTGCTAATACACAAAAAGCACAGATAGAAC